ATAAGGATCAACTGTGATGTCATAACCGCCCCATTGACCGATAACAAGATCAGCCCAATTACCAAACACCAACAGATCATCTGTTCCTGCTGTTCCTGCTGCTGCTGAAGCTGAATTGGTAATAAAACAAGGATAACCAAGAACCTTCCCATCCTTATCATAAAGAAAATCAGATCCTGCACCATTTTGTGCGATCCCTCTTAATACACCCCTTCCTGTTGCGTTGGTGATCCATCCAATTTTTCCCTGAAGTGCATTTGCAAGATCAATACCTGCAATAACTGCATTAAGAAGTGCCCATGTTGGAACAAATCCTGCTTCCTGTGCGCCTGTTGTGATTTTATAACCCATTCCAGAAGGAACAGAAGAAGATCCCATTGCAACACCTAATATTGTTGATTGCAGTTTCAAGGCTGTTGCAAGTGCAATATTATCAAGAAGCAACCGTTCTGCACCAACACCATCCTGTGCTAAAAATGTTTTTGAAACATTAACATAAGCTGTTAACCTGTTTGGTGAAAGTTCAACTTCAGTAAATGCTCCACCACCATCAGCAGCAGCTTCAACTTCAGTTTTCCATGCAACTGTTGTTCCTGCATAACCTGGTATTGAAACATTCCCGACAAGATTAGGCATATAAGTTGCACCTGCTGCAAATAAAACCATGTTGTCTGTTAAAGGTGGCATGATTGCCTTTTTATCTTCCTGAACAATTTCCTGTCCTGCTGTTGCTGTTCCTGCAAGAATATCAGCACGTTTTTCATTTTTTTCTGTTGCAGGAATAAACAGATCACCATAAGTTGATAGTCCTGCCTTTAGAAATGATTCTTTCCCAACTGAAAATAATTCCCTTGCTGAACGTGGCATTTCACGCATTTCAACCTTTGAACGGATTGCCTGGATAAGACTGAACGGTTCTTTTGGTTTTATGATATTAAATCCCTGTATTGCAGATCCAGTTTGTTTTCTGTTTTCTGATTCCATCCGAAGGTCAAGATCTTTGATCTTTTTCAGGTTAGCTTCAACATCTGCTGTTTCTTCATCAGTCATTGCCCTGCTTTCTGTTTCAACCAATGAAAAGATTTCATCATTCTTTTCAATTATTAATGCTTTCGCATCCTTTATTTCAAGAACTGTCATTGCCATTGCAGTTATAATGCCTGATTCAAATAATGATCCATTTGTAATAATAAGACTAATAAAAGCCATTATCACAAATACAAATAATGTGGAAGGATTAAAAAATCCTTTAATAAAGTTTTTCATAATTTTCTATTTTTAAATTTAATAATATTGTGTTCCCTCTTTAGATTGATTTCCCTTTCAGACCTTGTAACCTTTGCACCTGAATCTGTTATAGCAGCATCTGAAGTTTTTGCTTCAGAAGTGTTAACATCACCTTCTTCAATGATCTCAATTCCTGATTGAATAAATTCATCCAAAGATCTGATTGCAACTGATGTGTCCTGATATGCTTCCCGATAAACAGGTGACATATCAAAAACCTTTTCAAAATCAATGATAGTTCTTAAAACTGAACCATCAGATCTTCTAATCCATTTATCATTTTTTACTGCAAAGGAAAAGGATGATTTTTTTATATCGCCTCTTTTGATCCCTTCCAATAATTCATTTCCTAAATCAAATAATGGTGCATCAAAACGATATTTCACACCCTTATCTTCAATAGCTATATTCAAAGAACCTTTTCCAAATTCAGAACGTGCTAATACACCCCTGTTTATGTTATGGTTCATTAATGCAAATATATCATTCTTTTCAATTAAAGAAGATGCTGCTGATGGATCAATGATCTCTGTAAATCCACCAAGATTTTTTGATTCTTTATTGAATACGATTCCAAAACCTTCAACAGTCCTTGAATCCTTAATATTTCTAACTTCAGCTTCTTCAGCTTCAATTATCCTGACTTCCTTTTCCATTGTCTGATTGATTTATTGTTGTGTTCTTATCAACTGGTTTTTCCTTTGTTCCTATCTTATCAACTGAAACAAGATTGATCTGCACCATTGGCTTTTCAGCATTGGCATGGTTATATTTCGGATTTCCACATTCCTTCCTTACTTCATTGACATTATATCCACCTACCTGAAACATCTTTGAAACATAATTGGCTTTTGCATCTAAATTTGCCCTTAACAGTTCATTGATATTCAGATTAACTTTTGTTGTGGATCTCTGTGATGGACGGAATAATTTTCTGTTAACTTCAGATTCAATCTTTGAATCAAATGGTGATATTGTATCTGTTAAATATCCAAGTTGAAATGATTCAATATTGGAATATGTAAGGTTATTATCATCAAAGGCTTTTGAAGGTGAAACACCAAAGAACCTGCAAATATCAATAACATTAAATTTCCTTGTTTCCAACATTTGAGCATCTTTAGGGTTAACAGTAACTGGTTTAAATTCCAAACCTGATTCCATAACTGCAATACCGCCTGGTGTTCCATCAGTAACATCAAAAGCTGCTGCCCATGATGCTTTTAATGAATCTGCTTTTTCTTTAGTTAATTTCCCTTCTGTTGTTAATATCCCTGACATATTTGCGCCTGAAGTAAAAAACCCCTTAGCTGATGCTTCTGATGCACCTGATAGATTAAGAGAATTGACTGCATAACTCAATGTGCTTATTCCCATCATCCCATTGTATGAAAAATTAATAATATGAATAATATCTTCACCTTCAATTTTTCTTTCAAGACCTGGATAACCAACAATGTAATAAATTGATCCATCATCACGTTGATACATTTTGAAATTTTCATTTAATAGAATCAATTTTGTTGGTTCGCCAATTCCATCCCTGATGATCTCAATCAATCCATTCCCTTCCAAAAGAACTTTTGTTATACAGGTTTTCCAAAGTGAAAATTTACTCATGGAAGGATTTGGCTCATAATTCAAAAGCCTGTTATGTTTATGAAATTCATTAACTGACCATCCTTCAGATCCACTAAATTGCAAAATGTCAAAAGGCTGTGAAGCAATATCATTTGATATAACATCAACACACCTGTAAACAGCAGATAGTTGAAGTGCAGTTGTTATTGAAACAGGTGAATAAACAGAATTATATGGTAATCCCAAAGAATCAACATAATCAACAGTCAATGATCTTTTTTCTTTTTTCGGAAGCAAAAAGCTAAATGGATTCTTCATCTTTTTTCACTCTTTTTTTGGGTGTGTTGAAATATGGCTTCATTGAAATTATTGTTTCTTTTAACACATAATCCCAAACAAATTTTGAACATGGCTGTAAAAGTGATATGATAAAATCCTTTTCACCAAATTCGTTAAAATGTTTCTGTAACTTTTTGTTTTCATGTTTTCCTGCTTTCAGAAGAATAAGATTCATCTTCCATTTTGAATCAATATCAACCGCTTTTAAAACCAATATCCTTTCAGGATCTGATTTAGATTTAACCTGATAAATACCTGCTAATTCCATAATTGAATTTTTTAATATATATTAGTTCCAACATATTCTGCATCCTGAATCTGTGCTGCAAGTGCCTGAAGTGCTGCAATAACCCCATCAATCTTTTTCTTTTCACTACCTTTATTTGGCTTTTCATTACCTGCAAAATCTTTCTTAATTTCAACATTTCGTAAACAGAACCTGATAATCGGATTATCATCCAATACAACCTGATGTTTCAATATCAATCTTTCAAATTCCTTTGTGCAACCGTTGAAATTTCCAATTGTTTGTGTAAATGGCTCTAATGGTAACTTTTCATTTGTGCATTGAATTGCCCATTGTGTTGCATTATACCTATCATAAAAGATTTTATTTATGGTGAACTTTTCATCAGCATCCAAAAGATCCTTTGTTATATAATCATAATCTGTAACATTGCCTGATGTTGTGGTTAAATATTTAGCATTATGCCATTGTTTATAAAGTTCCCTATCAGGACGTTCTTTCAGACTGTCATAAGGAAGATAAAAATCAAAGAAGAAATAATACAAATCATCTTTAAAAAACAGATAACTAACAGCAGTTAGATCCCTGTTAGATGAAAGATCCACCCCAACATAACAATCCATCCCTGCAAAATCATCCCTGTTGATCTTCTTTGTTGCTTTAATCACATAATCATCAGGAATCCAAACATTAGCTGAATCACACCAAAGATTTAGGTTCTTTGTTTTTACACCAACTTCATCAGCAGGAGAATTAATTGCCTGGATAACCTGATTCCCAATAAATTCAGTTGCAATGGTGATATTTAGATTTGGATTTGACTTGATCCAGTTCTTTTCATCCTGCCAATCATCATCATCATCCAAACAGTAAATTGCAGAAAATAATGAATCATCTTCTTTTATCCCTGCTGTGATCTCTGTTGCAACAGTCCGAAGTTCATAACATGGAAGGCTTTTATCAAATCCTGCTGTTGTGATAGTTATCAATAATGGATTCTTCCGCATCCCCTGACTTGATCTGATAACGTCCCTGACTTGTGAATTTGGTGCAGAATGATATTCATCAATCACACCCATTGAACTATTGTAACCATCAATCTTATCTGCATCAGATGCCAAAACTTTAATAAATGAATTTGTTGATGGATAGATTATATCTGCTCTGAACCTTTTCAGGTATTTTTCAAATGGATCAAACCCTTTTGTGAATCCCCTTACTGTATCAAAACACCTTTTTGCCTGATCTTTACTGTTTGCAGCCAATAGAACTTCTGCTGCTGCTTCACCATCTGCAATCAGATGATACAATCCCAATGCTGCAACCAATGCTGTTTTTCCGTTTTTTCGTGCAACTTCAATATAAACTGTCTGGAATCTTCTTAATCCTGTTGCTTTCCAGTAAAATCCATAAATATTGGCAATTATAAACATCTGCCATGCTTCCAAAATAAAAGGTTTGGCATTATGTTCACCAGTAAAATGATGAAGTGATTCGCAAAAATCTGAAACAAGTTTAACAGCTTCAGGACGAAATTCAAGATCCTTCCGTTTAATATCCTTCTTAAAACGCTTAATTGCGTTTTTTATATGAATCCCTGATGGAATAACTTCTTTTAAAATGTCATCACAATATTTGTGATAAATTTCCATTATCTTATTTCTCTTGAATTGTTAATAAACTTTTCAACAGGTGAACTTTCTTCCAAAACAGGAAGTTCAGAATCTTTATTTGATTTTGGTGTTAAATTGAACTGGATCAATAGCTTTGTGATGCTAAATTGCGCATCAGTTGCAATCTTCAATGCAGGATGTGCTTTTGTAACTCGCATTTTTTGAAGAAAAACAGGTTCCATGCCTGGAAGAACCTGCTGAATTGCAGGATCTGACATTTCCTGAACAATGCCATCCCTTAACAGAATATCCATTGCCTGAAAATAGATGTGATATGAATCTGATAAAATTTGAAGTGCTGCTGAATAATTGCCAGAATTGGAATTATTTCTTTTCAATAACCTGATAATTTCATCCATTTGAATCTTTGCTTTTGGATGAATGTAATCAGGAATAAGAAAATTAGCTTTCATTTGCAAAATTTTCCCCAAATGTATTTTTTATTATCTTTTATTCCTAATTAAGTTTTCAACAATTTTGTGACAATCTATACACAATGATTGAAGATTATCATAATTAAAGGCTAAAAATTGAACTTCTTCTTCTGTTTTTCCTGTTTGAAATGGAATAATATGATGGATTTCTTCTGTTGCATGAACTCTGTTATTTTCTAAACATCTTTCACACAAAGGATCATTTTTGAACTTTAAATTTCTGATCCTTCTCCATCTTTTATCCTGGTAAATGAATTGATATTTCTTCTTATTTACTGTTGGATCTCGCTGCTTTTTAAGTCCCAAATTTATTGAAGGCATTTCTTTTAACGTATTTCAACCAGTTGAATCTTTTTCTTATTGATATATATTCAGGATCATCTTCATGCTTATATTCTTCATGTTCAAAGGATATAGATATATAAGCATCCTTTTTATATCGAATCTTCTTGAATAACCATTCAAATAAATACCAAAGATAATAAAAAATTATAAGCATTTCCTTTTGCTGCTCCCAATGGATCATTTCATGGTTAATTGTATCTGATGAAAATTGATCATCATCAATATATATTCCAACAGGACAAAGTGAAATTGCATAAACATTATTGAATGTTATGAATTTAACTATTTTCCCCATTTTAAAAATTTTCATATCACTTATGTTTTAATTTTCTTACATACTTATTATTAAATACTAAACAATATAATAGCCAATACTGTAACCTTATCCATCTTATCAGTTTAATGTGCCATTTATCTTTTGCCATTCTTTCAAGTATGTCACTAACTGCTGGGCTTCTTTTCATCTCACTTGTCTTTAATATTATTATCTTGAAACCATTTTGCAAAAGTTGTTGCA